GTCCGTTGCTTATATGACCGAGAACATCGACGTCGTTATAACTAGCGTGACTACGTTCGGCGCTGCTCTGGCGGGATACTTCGCCCCGGCTGCGATTGCGGGGATTGTGGGTGGTCTAACAGCGATCAGAAACGGCGTCATAGCTATGAACGCTGCAATGATGCAGAACCCGATGGGATTGATTGTCGCCGCTATAGCTGCCGCTGCCGTTCTTATAGTCCGCAACTGGGACGAGATAGCAATCGCAGCGGAGAGGTCTTATCTAAACATCCAGATAGCTTATAACAAGCTCAAGCTCTATCTAATGCAGGCCATCGCTCCGGTTCTGAATACGATTCGCGACAAATTTGTAGGAATCAAAGACAACGCCATAGCTACATGGTCGGCACTGGCTGCGGCGGCGAAAGATCCGCTCAACGCGATTGACGCTTTTAATAATGCGTTTGACGACACTCTGGAAGCTCTGAAAGATGGCCGAGATGATTCCGACGTCTTCTCCGAAGCTATAGAAGCCACATCGAGCAGAATCTCAGATCTCGAAGTCGAGCTTATAGCATTTAACGAAGCAGCGGCAGCGTCGAAAGAGCCAGTCGAAGCGACTGCCATCGCGCTCGAAGATTTAGGCAGAGAAGCCACTGAGAACGTGGTTCCCGGAATCGCAGCGGCAACGGAGGGCATGGCTAATTTCGTCGGCCCAATCCAAGAAGCCGTGGAAAGCATGGAGGGATTTGTTGGGCCAATCCAAGAAGTCACTGAGGGAGCTGAGAATTTCGTCGGCCCGATCCAGAGAGTAGGCACTGGACTGGGAAGAATGAAAAAAGGAGCGGAAGAAGCGGCCGAAGCTATAGCTGGCTCTGGCGGACTAACATTCGCGCAGCAAACATTCGAAACGGCAGTGAAGAACACTCAGACAGCTTGGGCGACTCTGATAAAAGACACGGTGACAGACGGATCGTTGGATTTTAGGACTTTCTTCGGAACGGTCAAAGATGGCTTCGCCACAATGGTCTCAGAGATTGCGTCTCAGAATATCACCAACGCGATCTTTGGCGAGAACGGGATTAATGGCTTCTTATCTACAATCTCCAACGGATTCGGCTCGATAATCACTTCCATCGGGCAGGGGCTTGGCAGCTTGATCTCTAATATCGCTCCGCAACTTGGCAACATGGTGAGTGGCTTATTTGGCGGCGACGGTATTGGTGGAGCTATCGGGAGCTTCTTAGGCGGTTCTAGTGGTGGCAGTGGTGCGGCTGGCGGCTTATCTAGCGGTGTTTCGGGTGGAGTAGGAGCATTAGTCGCAACCAAACTGAGATCAGTGGGGCAATTTGTTGGCGGTATGTTTGGGCAGGGGACGGGTATAGCACCGGGTACTATAGGCCCAGCTACCCGTGCGGCTGCGGCAGGTGCTAAGCTCGGCAAAATGCTATTCAATCCAGTTACCGCAACGCTTGCGGCTCTATTCGCTGCGGGCCACTTGTTAGATTCTGGCGGCACGCCGACAGCGGCAGCCGGACTCACAATGGCCAAAACTCCCGGAATGAGTGACGACAACATCTTCCAGATGGAGCAGTTTGCATCAGGCTTTGCGCCGCTTGGTTTCAAGCAGAACGCGACAAATGAAGAAGCCTATGCAGCAGTCCAGCCGTTGCGTGATCTCGATGCCACAATGACAGAGATCGCAGAGATGGCAGGGTTCAACGTGAACCTGAGAGGTCATACTTTCAGCGGCTTAGGCATAGAAGGAGAAGGGCGCGGTACTGTACTCGGAACATTCATCGAAGAGGGCAGATACAAAGGCACTTCGATGGAAGATCAGCTCGACCAATACGCGACCGAATGGGCGACTGCGGTCGGCAGGCAAAACGGCTTCTCAGGATCAGAATTGCGCGATCTTATCGGGCGGGGAACTGCTGAGGATGTTCTGCAAGGCATGGGTGAAGTTCTACTCGCTCAGAGAAACGCGATGCAGAACACTACTCAAAGCGATTCATCGGCCAATGACTTCACGGTGGTTGATTCGGGTTCGATAACTTTAAACGGTAGCGGCGGCACGGGGCCATTCCAGACGAGCAACGTGGGGCCGTTTATCGACGGCTCTCATCGCGACGGTCTCGATATGGTTCCGCACGACGGCTACGTCGCAGAGCTGCACGCCGGAGAGCGCGTCCAGACAGCGGATCAGGCCCGGGCATCTGACTCGGTAGCGGATGAGATGAGCGGACTGCGCCAGAGTATCGAAGAAGTCATGATCGCAGTGGCGAGAAACACTCAGAAGCTCTACCGACTCAACGACCGCTGGGACAAGAACGGCTTGCCGCCAGTGAGGGCATAACATGAAGCTAATTCGACCGGAAACGGTTACAGACACGGTTTTCCAGTCGTCCGACGTCCCGGAGAATGACTACTCGGCATGGGCGAGCGGCACGACTTACGCAGACGGCGACCGGGTAATCGTCACGACTCCGAACATCCACAAGATCTACGAGTCGCAGCAGGGCAGTAACATCGGAAACGATCCGACTACGGACGACGGCACATGGTGGGAAGAAGTCTCTAGCACGAACCGCTGGAAGCTATTTAACGGCATCGTTCAGGAGCAGACCGAGCAAGCCGGGGGCATGGAGTACGTTCTCCAGTCTTCGGCGGTCGTGAACTCGCTCGCTCTGATTAACGTCGATTGCGCGGAAGTGACGGTCGAGATGGTAGATGCCACAGAGGGCACGGTATACGACGAGACTTTCTCGCTGATCTCTGACTCAGGCATTCAAGACTGGTACGCTTACTTCTTCGAGCCGATCGTCCGGGATGACCGCCTGGCGATTCTTGATCTGCCACCGTATGCCGGAGCAGATATTACCGTCACGTTCACGGATACCGGAACCGCTAAGTGCGGAGCGCTGATTATCGGCCAGTTCGCCGATCTCGGGTTCTCGCAGCACGGGGCGAACTTCTCTATCGTGGACTACTCGACAAAGACGACCGACTCGCAGGGGCGTATCACGATAACCGACGGCCCTTTTGCTAATAATTTAGAAATCGACGTCGTGCTAGACACTTCGGCTTTCGGCGTCGCCAGAAACATACTGACGGATCTCCGGACGACTCCGGTGGTTTGGGTTGCCGAAGAGGATAACAGCGACTCGATTGTTTACGGATACTATCGGGAGTTCGATATTGTTATCAGCAATCCGACAACTTCCAGATGCTCACTCGAAATCGAAGGACTCGTATAAATGACAATCCCAACTATCAGCACACTTCCAACAGCGCCATCACGAACAGATGCGCCAGCGGTATTCATAAGTCGAGCAAACGCATTTCTGGCCGCGATGGTCACAATGCAGGGCGAGCTGAATACTTCAATCGGGGCAATGAACACGGACATCGCGCAGGTCAACACAGACGCGACTACCGCATCAGATGCAGCAGATGCAGCTTCTGCTAGTGCATCGGCGGCTACTATTACGGCAAACGCTGCTTTATGGGTGAGCGGCCAGTCTTATAGCACAGGTGATAACGCTATCTCCCCAGTGGATTTGTTGACTTATCGAGCGAACACTTCGACAAGTGGAACGACAGACCCGAGCCTCTCCGGTGACTGGGTGCAGGTGAATATCTCGGCAACTAGCACCGACTTGTTAGAAAATAAGACCTTCCAGAACTACACTGAAACAGTGGCGAGCCTATCCGGTACAACTCCGGCGATTTCGGCAGCGAATGGAACGGTCTTCACTTGGACGCTATCGGGGAACTCAACGCCAACGGACTCGCTTTCGGCAGGGCAAAACGTCACGCTAATGATAGATGACGGGACGGCTTATACGATCACTTGGCCATCTGTTACTTGGAAGACTGACGGAGGCTCTGCGCCTACACTGAACACCACAGGCTACACAGCGGTGGTAATCTGGAAGGTAGGCTCAACTCTTTACGGCGCACGAATCGGGGACGCTTAATGCTATCTTCTATATTAAAAGGCTCTCGACCGAGACGGCTTGAATACGAGTATTATGGCGTTCAGATAACGAGCGAGCCTCACACCATAAACTACTCAGGAGTAGGTGGCGTGAATGCCGGGGATGAGATTTATATTTACTTAGCGACCGCAAGTGGTGGCGCTGCTCCACCTGACACACCATCGGGTTACACTTCGATTGCTTTTGAAGATGGCGACTTAGCAAATCGGCTTGTGTACCGAGAGATAGATGGTACAGAGGGAGCGTCTGTTTCCGTTTCGGGCAGCGATGATATGTGCGCCACAATGCTCAAGATTGTGGGCGGTGCTTCAAGAACAGTGGGTTCAGCATTTAGTGACGGAAGACCAGATGTTATATTGCCTCAAGTCACCGCTACGGCAGGGCTTTTATTCGCTTTCGGCGCGGCTAGAGATCGTTCATCTGGTTACGATTTGGCTTGGGGTTCTGCTCCAAGCGGGATGACTGAATTACTCGCTCAAGACTCTTCAGGAACCAATGACTCTATGCTTTACGCTCTGTATGTTGAAGACATAGGTGGCGGGGCAACTGGAACGAGAACGCTCACAGTAGCAAATGGTGATAGCGGTGACACTGTTTCGGGCGTTTTATTAAACATTTACTTTTAAGGGCTTACTATGTACGCACTAATTACCAATCAGAAAGTCGAGAAATTCCCCTACTCAATCGGCCAACTGAGAAAAGATAACCCACAGACTAGCTTTCCCGCGAAGCCTTCAAAAGAGCTTTTGGAGTCTTACGGCGTGTTCGAAGTTAAGAATGGGGTGAAGCCGGACTATAACGAACTGACTCAGAGGCTTTCAGTGTGGAAGCCTATGCTAAATTCAAGTGGCGAGTGGGTGGCTGGGTACGAAGTGATAGACCTGCCCGAAGATGAAGCAAAAGCCAATCAGATCAGAGCAATCACAAAAGAGTTTGAGTCTACGGTCTCGCAGCTAAAGAGCGGCTATTCTGAGTCTGAGATTCAATCCTGGGACTTACAGATTAAAGAGGCTGAGTGGTTCTTGCTAGATTCGGAGGCAGATACTCCACTTCTCGATTCTATCTCTAGCGCCAGAGGCATGGATAAGCAAGAACTGAGCGAAAGGATATTGACCAACGCTAAATCTTACGCGGTCATCTTCGGCGCAGCGCTTGGAAAGAAGCAGAAAGCTATTAGCGAATTGAGCTCGAATGCTTAATCTCATCTCATCGCTAGTCGCCCCGGTCTCTGGCTTACTCGATAAGTTTATCGAAGACAAAGACCAGCGGGCGCTACTGGCTCACGAGATCGCTAC